CTAGAAGCGAAGTTACTAGATAAGTTACTGTAGATTAGGGCTAGTATTTCTACTAACCCTGTTCTCTACTTTAGCTGTTCTACTTATTCCAATTAGCTGATACTTTACTTATTTGTTCGTAGCCTTGCAAAACGTCTATCATCTCTGGTGTATTAATCTCTGTCATAGTCTTATTTAGTCTCTCTATTAGTTTAATAGCTCTACGTTGGTTTACTGTTCTATCCTGTTCATTAATAGAGTTTAGTTTTTGTAGAACTACTAAGCCCTTACCACCAGCTACTCTAGTACCAGATGACGCTAGGCCCGAATTTATCATGTCTTCCATTTGTTGCTCGTTTATGATTCCATTAAGTAGCATCATGTCTAACTGGGGTTTTCTGATTTTGTTCTTCATGTTATTTTATGTCCTTTGGCTTTTTAGGCCGTTGCATTATTATTTTTTAAAAAGCATATCATATAATTAAATACGATACCTTAATCTGGGGCCAATATATTTAATATGCAAGTTATTTAATTAATTATTTTTAACTCTAAACGGCTCTAATTTAGCCGAGGAGGGCCGATCTTTTTAGGGTTAATTCCTGTAAGTGTTGATATTGTTGGACTTAGGGTTTTAAACGGGTAGATACTCGATAAAAAATAATCTCGCCGTGTAGGGTGCATATAGGGCCAAATAGAGGTATATGATTTTTGTCAATTTTGGTAGATTTTGCCCACCAGATCAGCCACCAGATCAGCCAGATCTTTTATAGCTATTCTAATATTCGAACGGCAATTCGAAAAATCGAACGAACATTCGAAATTTCAAACGGGATTAGGGGAGGGGGGATGATGCAAAATAAGGCTCACACACATTGTAGCCCTATTTTTTTAATATAGGTAAGTGTAGTAGAGGTTCCAATGGAATATATAGATTGTATACAGGAGGGAATACATTATAGGTCATTATCCACTTATATGGAACCAAAACTACTGGATGTAACAGTTACTAATTCACTGAGTTATTGTCTATTTCATTAAAATTCATCATTTCTAGTGTATCTGCATTTTTTAGCCTACTAACTATTTCTGCTAAATCATGTCTTATTTTACTACTAGGGTCTATTATATCTAATATAGGTATATCTTTAGACAATTCTATAGCTCTATTAATATTATCTATAGAGTTTTCAGTACTCCATCCGTTTACTAGTGCCTTATCAAGCCTAGTTTTCATAGGTTGGTGTACCATATGCAGTGTCTGTAGCTCTTCTACCTTCAGCTATACAAGAAGCTTCTATTACCCTATCAAATATATGAGTAGGTGCATTATCTTGCATATTATTACTTACTAATATATCTCTTAATTCAACAGATTGTTCACCTGTTAGACTATCAAAGATAGCATTTAAAACACTACCAATTACAAATTCTTCTTCATTAGTTACTGTATATGTTTCATTAGTCATAATAACCCCTTTTTATTGTTTTTTCAATGTTTTTGTTAATTGAATCTAGCTATATATACAATACTGAAACAAGTATTTTCTAAAAAATATTGTAAAATATACTTGAGATATAGGTAAGTGTATGCCTATAATAGTGTTATTTGGGGATATTTGTACGATTCTAGGCTGTTAGTTGTAAAATACTAGGGTAAGTATGCTTATGGCTGTTTTCGGGCTAATTTAAGCGAATTAGAGCGTTTTTTAGCACTTTGTAAGTAATATAGGTACTTTAATATTTCATTCTCTGCTTCTTCACCTCTAGTTCCAGCTACTGCGGTAATATTATCTACCTCATATAATTCAACTGTCGATGCTTCTACGAGTTCTTTCCAATCTACTTCTGTGAATACCTCGTCTAGGTCTATCTCTTGTTGAGCTATTAGAAGGCTTAGTACCAAAAATCCTTTCATAGTTCTCTTGATACTTTTTAATATTAGACGTTCTGTCTTTGTCTCCTTTACCATTCATGCCTTTTCTTTCTTTTGTATATTACGTTAGTAATATATTTTATTTCTTTTAATTAGTAATAATAGTAGTTTCGCTGTTTCAGCCTTTATAATCTAATAACAAAAGTATATAAAAATCAATAAGTATTTTAAAATATTTTTATTCTTGTATCTTATGTCTCTTATTATTTAGATTTATAGGTAATATATGAAGAAGATTAAAAGCATAGCTACTAAGTATTGTTCCAATTGGGACTCGGGTAACTGTATTGGTTGTATGTTTATTAGAGAAGAAGATACTTTATATACATTTATTTCTTCCGAGCTTAATGGAAAACCATGTATTATAGAAGATGGGTGTGAATACTTCGAAGAAATAGTTATACCCGGTATAGCGAATGATAAAGAAAGACAAGAAGCTATGTTATTAAGGAAAACTTAAGGAGAGAGTTATGAGAACTAGTGTTGCAGTATTAGCCATGTTTGCGGGAAAGCTTTGGTTTCTTATGGAAGGATTGGCGTTAATAGTAATTATTAAAATAATAAAGGGTTTTGTATATGAAAAGAGCAATAGTTACTCCAGATAAGCATTTTCCATACGAAGATAAAAAAGCTATAAAAGTATTGTGTAAAGCAATAGAGCTTGTAAAACCTGATATATATGTTGACCTAGGAGATACAGGTGAATGGTCATCAGTTTCACATTGGCAATGGAAGAAAAAGAAAAGACCGCCATTAGAATATCAACTACCATTCGTTTATGAAGACATTAAAGCTGTTAATAAAGGAATGGATTTAATTGACAAATCCTTAGATAAGGCGGGATGTAAGGAACGTCACTTTTGTGAGGGGAATCATGAAGATTGGCTTAACAGATTCGTTGAAGAAAATCCATACTTGGCTGAGAACATGCTTGTTGAGAATGCACTTAACTTACGACGTCGTGGTTATAAATACCACAAGATCGGTAAAATGCTCAAGATTGGCAAACTACATTTCTACCACGGTCACCATTTTGCTGGAATTAGCCACACTCGTAATCACTTGCTTAGGCTTGGGGGTAATGTTATGTATGGTCACCATCATGATATTCAGCAAAGTTCTGTTACTCACATTGATGGGGTCAAATCGGCGTGGTCAATCGGATGTCTAAAAGATATGAGTGCTGAGGCAAATGAATGGCTTGGTAATAGACAGCATAACTGGCAACATGCTTTTGCTATTGTAGACTTTCATAAGAATGGAAACTTTAATGTTACTGTTCACCAGATAGTGAATGGAGTTAGTACAGTAGATGGGAAGGTTATTGTAGTAAAGTGAAAGCTAGAAAAGTAAATGGGGTTGACCACTTACTGCTTGAGAGCAAAGATGAGTTTCAGAAGTTTTTCCCTAAACAGTCAATAGTAAAAGACTGGAGGGATGGACAAGAAGGAAACTGGGTATTAACAGATGACGGTCAAGTATGTCAGGTATTGAAACGTGGTCAAATGACTAACGGTAATATTAAAAAGGACTATATAAGAACAGTCATGGGGACTTACTCTTGTAGTAGTAAAAATGAAATAAGTGGAGATATGCCAAAGAATATGTATGCCTTTGGTAGTAATGCAAAGTCAACATATAGGGGAAGAAAAGATAGAAAGGAGCCAACAAAAAAAGAGTTTATATTTGCTCAGTATGTCGCTAGAGGAGAAGATGTTGTAGAGGCTTTTTTAAAAGCTTTTCCAACTAAAAATAAAGATTACGCTAGAAGAGAATCTAATGTTTTATTAAACACAATAAGGATGCAGAAATTGATTAGAGAAGAAATAGATAAAGTAATGAATGAGGCAGAGATAACTCCTTTATATATATTAGAAAGAATGAAGGAGATTGTTGAGTCTACAACTTCAAGAGATAGTGATAAAGTTTCTTTACTAAAAGAACTTGTTGCTATAGCAGGTATGCGAGATACAGATAAAAAGTCTGAATCAGTTACCGTATTTCAAGGTTTCTCAAGTGAGCAACTAGAAGCAATAGGCGGTAATAATGTTAAGAAGATAGCAAGTGCTAAAAAGGAAATAGAAAGTTGAATCTATACGAAATATGTATGACGGTCTTAGAGCGTGCAGTAGATGGCAATGTTGATTTTGAAGATGAAATGTCAAGACAAAACATAGCTAATGATATATATGACTTATTCTATGAATACGAATTAATGTGTGACGTATCCATAAATAAAGATAATATCAATGAGTACTGGACACATAAAGATGACGTTTATGAAGTTGAATAAGTTAGCAGTCTACGGAACATTAAGAAGTGGTAATCAAGATACTTGGAAAGTAGATGGTTATTCTTTAGTATTCCCGGGTCATAGAAATTATCCTGCTGCTATGCCAGATGATAGTCAAAAAGGTATAGTTGTTGAGGTAATAGATGTTGATGAATTTGATATAATGAGTTATGACTCATACGAAGGTGTTAGTTCCGGGTTGTATGAAAGGCGAATAACTAAAGCATATAATGAAAAAGATGAGGTGGATGCTTGGATATATACAATGGGGCCATTACTTTTCCAAAATAAAAATGTTTTTGAATTTGTACCTAAAAAAGATTGGATGTCTAAAGAGTGCCTAAAGCTAAGAAATTCAATATAAATAAAAATAACGTTTCTGAAAAGGAACGTGTATTAGAATTAGCTAAAAAAGATATAATATCTTTTGGTCAGTTATTCCTTCCTGAAGATTTTATGAAGTCATCCCCGGCTCCATATCATTACGAATTAAATGATTTATTATTAGATGATACTAAAAAAAGAAATTGCATAATACTTCCAAGGGGTCATAGTAAATCTACACTAGCTAAAACAGCTTTATTGTATACCCTTTATTTTAATCCAGAAGGCAAAAAAGAATTTATAGCTTGGGTAGCTGAAGAACAATCACAAGCCATAGACCATATAAAATATATACAAAACCATATTGAGGTAAACCCTGCTTTAAACTATTATTTTGGTGACCTACGAGGCTCAAAGTGGACTGAAAAAGAATTTACAACAAGCAAGGGTGACAGGGTAATTGCAAAAGGAACATCTCAAAGATTACGTGGTAGGTCTCAATTAGGTCTTAGGTATACTAAGATTATACTTGATGACTTTGAATCTGAGTTAAATACAAAAACTCCAGATAGGAGAAGAGAAATTAAAGAATGGGTTATGTCTACTGTAGAACCAGCTTTAGAAAATTCTAAAGGTAATGAAGGTTCTGTATGGTTAATTGGTACAATTGTTCATTATGATTCCTTTTTACAAAGTATTTATGATGGATACATAGAAGCCAATAGAGATAAAAGAGATTACGCTTGGTCTGTTATGTATCACAAAGCTATAGATGAAAACGATACTGTTCTTTGGCCATCTTATTTTTCTAAAGAAAAATTACTAGATATAAGAAGAAGGTTTGAAGATGTTGGCTTAACTCATAAATTTGCACAAGAATACTTAAATGAAGCTAGAGACTTAGAAAACGCAAAGTTTAAGACAGATAAATTAGAATACTATGACCATGAGTTTGAAAGTAGAGACGGGTATTGTTATTTAGTAAATAGCAAAGATGCTATTCCTGTTAATGTTTATATGGGGGTTGACTTAGCTTATGAAGCAACCAATTCTAGTGATTATCAAATAATAATGGTTATTGGTATAGATAGTGCTAGAAACATATATGTAATTGATTACTTGCGTGAACACTTACCTTTGTATGATATGCCAGAACATATTATGGAATACGCAAAAGAGTTTTCCCCAGTTAAAAGAGTCAATGTTGAACATGTTGGGGCTCAGGGAATTATTAAAGATGCTGTTAATGTTATGTCAGCTAAGGAAAGAAAAGTTGCCCCGGGAATTGCTTTAGGAGTTAGACCACCTTCTGGAATTAAAAAAGAAGATAGACTAGAATCTTTACTTGCCCCAATAGTTAATAGAGGTAAAATGTTTATAAAAAGAAGTCACACATCATTAATTGATGAAATGTTTCAATTTCCAAAAGGAAAGAACGATGATGTTTTGGATGGCTTATGGTATGCTATAAATAAATCTAGACCTCCGGTAAGTAAAAGGTTTGACGCTACAGATTTTCACGAGCATAAAGAAGTTAAACCTTTTAGGGCAAAAACAAAAAGAGTTATATCTTGGGTAACTGGTCAAAAAATATAAAAAAACTTCTTGATTCTATCATAAGTTATTTATTATATTTATAGTAATTTTAGAGGTACACCTATTTCAAGTATAAGAGATTTAGAGAAAAACGAACAAAAGCATTCCGATATTAATAGACAGTTGTGGAGAATGTGGCGTGATGCTAGGGCTGATTGGGATATTGAATCAAGAGACTCAGTAGATTTTTTCCTAGGTAATCATTATTCACAAGAAGAGTCAGAAGCTCTTAGAGCAGTTGGGCAGGGAGATTTTGTAATAGACCGTGTTTATGCTGCTATAGAAAAACTTAAGTCTTTATTAACATCTCGCTCCCCAAAGTATAGTGCAGTAGGTAGAGAAGATTCTGACAGTAGAATTTCTAACGTGTGGAGAACTATACTAGAATATATATGGGATATATCAGAAGGGGATACTCAATTTAAGCAAGCGGTTCATGATTATGCAACTGCTGGCATGGGGTATTTTTATGCTTATATAGACCCAGAGGCAGACTATGGTAGGGGAGAGGTTAAGTTTACATACCTAGACCCATTCCGTGTTTATATAGACCCAGCGTCTAGAAGTAGATATGCCGATGACGCTTCTGGTATAATAATGTCTACTATATTAACTGAAGACCAGTTGTTAAACATGTATCCACAGGTTGAGCCTTTAATAGATGAAATTGATACATACTACGATGAAGAAGACTATCCATCATCTACTAGGAAGAATAGCTCTAACTCATTTACTCCAGATACGGAATACAATAGCGATTATAGTAGAGCAGACAGATATAGAATACTAGAAAGATTTACAAAGGTAAAGGTTCCGTTTTATAGAATATTTAACAAGCAGGATGGTTCGGAGCAAATACTAGATACTCAAAAATATTCACAATTTATTGAAAATGAACAAGCCCGTCTTTTAATGGAGGCTCAGTTAATTGAAATAATAGAAGTCACCCAGACTAGAATAAAGTGTACTTGCACAGTTGGGGATGTTCTACTTTATGAACAAATTTTAAATACAGATATATATCCTATTATCCCTGTTCCGAACATATGGACAGGAACCCCTTATCCTAAGTCAGATATATCTAAGGTTAAGGACTCTCAAAGACTTTTAAATAAACTTTTCTCTCTTACTCTCTCTCATGCACAAGCCTCTGCTGGACTAAAATTAATGGTTCCAGAGGGGAGTGTAGATGATTTGGGGCAGTTGGAGCAGGATTGGGCAAAACCCAATGCTGTTATCCCTTATAATCCCGAATTTGGCGCACCCCATTTTCCTGCCCCACAATCATTATCTAATGAGTTTTATAATTTAATTAGTAGGATAGAACATTACATAGATTTAAGCTTTGGCATTCCTGAGTTAATGCAGGGTTTCCAAGAGGGAGCCCCTGAAACAGTACGTGGAACTGCTATGCTTGCTGAGATGGGTGAAACTCGAGGCAAGTCTAAACTCAGAGATGTTGAAGGAAGTTTGACTAGGCTAGGTAAGTGTTTATACAACCTAGCTAAAAGTCATTATACTTACGCAAAGACATTTAGAATTGTACAACCTAATAATGATATTACAGAATTTACTGTAAATATGTACGATGATAAAAGTCAGGAAATTAATGCCATAACAAATGACATCACCGTCGGGCATTATGACGTGAGAATTGAAGCGTTTAAGATGAATCTGGTAGATGATGTCGAGGTTTTAAAGAAAACTGAAATCTTTGACAAAGAAGGTGTCTTACAGCGAAAGGGCCAAATGGCACAAATGCAATCTTATGTTAAACAATTAGAAGAGCAGGTTAAGAAACTTAGTGGAGACTTGCAGACTGCTGAGCGTGAAACGCTCAACTCTAGAAAGCGGGCTGAAACTGAGAAGTTTAAATCTAGACTCAATGAGATTAAAAACGATACTAAGTTTAAGACTAAAGTACAAGTTGATAATCTAAAAAGAATTGTTGACGCAGAAAGCCAAGCTGTAAGCTAATGAAAACAGAAGTAGTGGGGACATTTCCATGGTTCTGCTTTTATAGACATCTGTAAAGGTGATGCTAACAATAAAAGAAATCAAGGAAAAATAAATGGAAAACACTATGAACGGAGAAGTTAACACAATAGAAGGTGTTGAAGGCGAAGTTTTGGAACAAGTTGTTGAGCCCGAGCAAGTAGGTGCTGAACCACAAATGGAAGAACCATTTGGTGAAGAGCAACCTATTGATGAAGCTAAGAAATTTCAGTCAATGTATGACAAGAAAAATGCTGAGTATGACAGGCTTAATTCCGAAGTTGAGGAGCTACGTAAATATCAACAATTGGGACAGGTTCTTGAAAATAGACCTGACGTTGTTGATGCTATGAGAAACACCTTAAGTGGTAACAAGGTTAGTAATGAGCCAAGTTCTCAAGATTTAACAGAAGATTCTTTTGACCCTTGGGAAGCTTATTATAAGCCCGGTTCACCTTCATATGAAATGAGGGTTAACCAAGAAAAAAGTCTTGTAAATCAAGCTGTTAAAGAACAGTTTAGTGGATTACAAGAACAAATGGCAATCAATAATCTCAAGCAAGATTTAACTAGTAAATATGGTTTTGACGACCCAGCGATGGCTGATGATTTTATACAATTTGCTACTACTCCAAGGGAACAACTCCCATTGGAGCTGTTAGTAGATGTTTATAGAAAACATTCAGGTGGAACTGAAAAGGTTTCTCAAAATTTAGAAGCTGTACAAAAGACAAAGAACATAGCCCCTACGGCTGGTGTTCTTCAAGGTGCAGCTCCTGAAACGCCAAATGAATTAGATGATACTTGGAGTGGGATTATGGGTGCCTCAACTAGAAACAAAATATAAAATCTAGGAGTCTTAAATGGCAACTTACAATCAAGGTATTGTGAATGTTGGTGACCCCGGTTCAGCCTCTTCAGGCTTTCACACCCGGAGGTTATTTAACTTTTCAGACCGTGTAGCTGACTTAGCTCCAGAGGAATCTCCATTCTTCGTTTACCTTTCTAAGGTAGCTAAAGTCCCTACGGATGACCCACAATTCCGATTTTTAGAAGATAGAACTAAAGTCTCTATGACAGACAGAGGGTTTTTACTCGCTGGAGCACATAGTATACCGGCTGCTGGTTCTACATTAACATATTCAGTTGACACAAGCGGCGGAGCTTCTGTTGACTGGTTAGTAAAAGGTATGGTTTTTGCAGTTGATTACACAGAAAGTAATTCACCAGAAACTATCATAGTTCGTGTTGAAACATCACCTACAGATGC